GAGAAGGTAAGAAATGAACAAGTAACTTTTACTGGATTACAAAATGCATTTAATGATGGTTCACAATGGAGAATATCTGCAGAAAACGCCAATAGCACTGGTACCTTTACATGTATAATCGTTCGTCAGTCCGATGGAGTGATAAAGAAATGTGTTGGTGTTGCCACCGGTTCAAAATTAGCGAATGATACACTTTGGACTGTTACCGATGTAACTGGACAAGTGTGGTATGATTCTGAGAAAACATTTATACTATCTTTGGTAGATATCGACAAATACCCTGATACTGATGAAACAATATTCAATCACTCTAATCTTTCATTCTTGGTTAAATTTGAAGATGATAGCACATCACACGACCCTATAACAAGACTTATTAAAAGAACGAATGATTCACCCGATGATCTTATAGGCACACTTGATCTTAGTTCAATTTCTGGTAATCGTCTTAAATTAGAACTTGAAATTGATGTTAAATCTTCTGCGGCTTTAACCACGGTTAAAGTTTCATACGAAAATATTACAGAGAGTGATGATATTGGTGCACCAATAACCATAACTGGTGTGGATTCAGATTTCTATAATTCACTCGTCTCTAGTGATGCAAAGATAAAAATGAATCTTCAAGCTGGAGAATCAACAGATTTGGATACTGGAACGATCAATGTCTATGATGCATCTATTAAGAATTTAATAAGTTTTAATACAGAAGAGATTGCACAATTATCAAACAATTACGGTGATATTGTAGAAGTGACTGGAGGTACCTATGATACTTCTGCAACACACATAGAGATTGATAATTTGGATGGCACTCTTTTGAATGGCAAATATAAATTGATTTATAAATCATCTAATAAATTAAAGTTCAAAAAATCTAGTTCTGATGTTTTAGATACCTTATCGGCCAGAGTTAGATTGAGTGTATTAGACACATATATGGCTCCTTCTAAATATAAAAAATATTCAGAAAATATTCAGCAGATTAAAGATAAATTTTCTTAACAACAATTCTTCATTATGAAAAAAGATAAAACAGAAATGATGGCTGCACTGCAGTCACATCTTCCAGCGAAGTTGGAAGAGATAAAGATGGAGGTTGCTCAACACGAAATTGTAGCTGATACTGAAGAAGATTATAATTATTCTAGAGATAAGATCAAAGAACTTATCGCAAAGGCTGAAGAAGCAATAGATACTATGATGGCTTTATCACAAGAGACTGAACACCCTAGAGCCTTCGAAGTTCTTTCGGGTATGTTTAAGACCACTAGTGATATGATGGATCAACTTATAACTTTACAAAAGAAAAGAAAAGAATTAACACAATCAGAAGAACAAAAGGCTGCGGCTTCTGGTAATACTACAAATAATGCAATCTTTGTTGGTTCTACAACTGAACTACAAAAGTTTTTGAGCAAGAATAATAATGCTGATTAATGGTGAGAAGGGTTACCTCGGGAATAATTTAGTTAAACGCGACGGTGTACAAGATAGCTTCACAAAAGAGGAAGTTGGCGAGTATGTAAAGTGCATGAATGATCCAGTTTATTTTGCCGAGAAATATATTAAGGTCATCTCACTTGATGATGGATTAGTTGAATTTAAGCCTTATGAATATCAAGAAAAGATGTTCAATCATTTTAATGATAATAGATTCTCCATTGTTCTCGCCTGCCGGCAATCTGGTAAATCTATAAGCACAGTCATTTATATTCTATGGTATGCAATCTTTCATCCAGAAAAAACCATCGCTATTCTAGCCAATAAGGGTGCCACTGCAAGAGAGATGTTATCTCGTGTCACACTTGCGCTTGAGAATCTACCATTCTTTCTTCAACCTGGATGTAAAGCATTGAATAAAGGTAATATTACTTTTGCTAATAATACAAAGATTATTGCCGCTGCTACATCTGGTTCTTCTATTCGTGGTCTATCTGTTAATCTTCTATTCCTCGACGAATTTGCTTTTGTTGAAAATGCGGCCGAATTCTACACATCAACATATCCTGTTGTTTCGGCAGGTAAAGAAACAAAGGTTATCATAACATCAACTGCTAATGGTGTAGGAAATGTATTCCATAGATTATATGAGGGTGCTATTCAAAATAGAAATGAATTCAAAGCGTTTAGAGTTGATTGGTGGGATGTGCCTGGTCGAGATGAAAAATGGAAAAAAGAAACCATAGCAAATACTTCTGAAATTCAATTTGAACAAGAATTTGGAAATAATTTTCATGGTCGATCCAATACTCTTATATCTTCTGATATAATTCTTGGGCTAATTCCAGAAGACCCTCAAGAGTTCAAGAATAATATATCTTATTATGAAAAGCCTGAAGCAGGACATACATATGTGATGACTGTGGATGTTTCAAAGGGTCGTGGACAGGATTATTCTACATTCAGTGTTATAAAAGTAGAGAAAGAAAAATTCAAACAGGTGTGTGTATTTCGTGATAATATGATTTCACCAATGATATTTCCAGATATTATTGTAAGAGTTGCAAAATTATATAATGAAGCAATTGTTCTCATTGAAAATAATGATGTCGGACAGGTAGTATGTAATACAGTTTATTATGATTATGAATATGAAAATACATTTGTTCAGTCTACTATTAAAGCCGGCGGTATAGGTGTTACAATGTCTAAGAGAGTCAAGAGAATTGGTTGTTCCAATATGAAAGATTTGATTGAACAGCGAAGATTAGAGATAGTTGATTCCGAGACCATTTCAGAGATATCTACATTTGAATCAAAGGGAGCTTCATATCAAGCATCTGGCGGTAACCACGATGATTTAGTTATGAATATAGTTCTATTCTCATGGTTTATTTCATCTGATGCTTTCGCAAATGTATTAGACATGGATTTAAAGTCACTACTTTATCAAGACCGAATCAAGGAAATCGAAGATGATCTACTACCTTTTGGTTTCATCGATAATGGTAGTGATAGTAATGGTGTTTCAGAATCGCTCAATAAAGTTGTTGAGCAACAGAAGAGATGGATGGACATCTGAAATACCGTATATTTATAAATATATTCGTGTGAATTGACATTTTCTTATTATTTTTTCAACAATCTTATTATTAAATCAAAACAAATCTGAAAGGCAATTATGGGTTTTCAAGTATCACCTGGAGTCGAGGTTAAAGAAATCGACTTAACAAACGTCATACCCGCGGTATCTACCTCTATTGGTGGATTCTCTGGGTATTTTAAATGGGGGCCGATTGGCGAAATCAGCCTTCTCGGATCGGAAAAGGCACTTCTACAAAAACATGGCACACCAGATAGTTCCGTACTATATGCTGATCCATTTTTCCAAGCAGCATCATTCCTTGAGTATGGTGACGCACTTAAAGTAGTTCGTGCTGGTAATTCCACAGACTTTTCAAATGCTACCGACAATGGTGGCGCCGATGCTTTTCATGTGACAAGCATGTCAATCGGTAATCTAGTGGATGGAACATATAGTAATAGAACAGTAGGAACAGCAAATGATTTCGAATTCAGAGTCACAGCAGGACAAGTTGAGATTCTCAACAACGTTTCGTTGGCTGATATTCCATCATCAAATTCCTTAGTAATACCAGATGCTGATAGTAAAACATTGCAGGGATTGTCAATTGACAGTTCTCAATTGCCTACAGGCGTCAGTTTTAGAGCAGGAACACCTCAAAAGACTAAATCATTTGGGAACGCAAATGTCGTATTCGATATTGATGGTAGCGGTAATATATCAATAGTTTCAAATGGTGCTGTTCGTATTCCAACCGCAGATTCAGCTGCTACTTTTACTATTAATGTATTCACAACTACATTGGTTGATAATCTAGATTCACCAAACGATGTAGCGGATTCACCAAACGACCAAGTGCCGACGGACACAGTAACATCTATCACTGTTGATACAAACTTCGTACAAGATTCTTTTACCGTTCAATTAAGTTTTGATGGTATAGCAGATAATGGTGTATATATTCCTAATGAA